AGGGAATAATATGCTTTTGCCATTGCATGTTTTTGGATCTAAAACGAAGCTTAAAGTTTTGTGTAGACTTAAAGAAGGTGATGGATTAAATTCCGTTTTTAAAGGACATGTAGCATTGAATATGGCTTCTGTTGTTAAAGGATTGGATTTAGTACTTGTTAGTGCTACATTCCTTAATCCACATGCTAGTTTGATTGATCACTTCCCGGAGAAAATTACTCACACCAGAGGTGCGGGTTCTTTTTTGTACCGTAATATAGATGGTACTCTTCGTGATAATCTTGTGTCATATAAAACTTCAATGAAGCATTCTGGAGGAACCGGATACATATATGGATTACCTTATAAGACTTTTAATGGTCTTTGTATGGGTGTTTTGATTGGAGAGTATAATGTTCCTTGTATTGCAGGTGTACATTTACTTGGCTCGCCCGGTACAGAAATTGGAATAGCACTTAATATTACGCAATCTATGATATCCGATTTAAATAACGGAATGAAGGATAAACCAGTTTTAAATGCAATGTCTAATGGTGATTTTCCAACGGAAATGTATGGTGTAGAAGTAGTAAATCAATCTTCTTTTATTCATCCTAATTCACCTTTGAATTATTTACCTAAATATTCAAAGATTACGGCTCTTGGAAATTGTCCAGGACGTTCATCACACACTAAATCAACTGTACATAAAACTATTATTTCTGATGCTGTGGAGGAAGTGTGTGGTGTTCCTTGTACTTGGGGAGCTCCAAAATTTAATGCTAAACGTCAATGGCAAGCATCAATGCAATATTCAGCTAATACCTCTTGTGGTTTAGACCCTGAATTACTTGAATGGGCCATGAATGATTATGAAGAGGATTTAGTTAAAGTCCTTTCAAGTCCAAAGCATGTTCATTGGATTAAAGCCGAATTTAAACCATTGGATGATATGGAAATAATGGCGGGCCGAGATGGTGCTCGTTTTCTTGATGCTGTACCTAAGAGCACTTCTAAAGGATTTCCTTTGAGTGGTCCTAAAGAAGAATGGATTGTACGATTAGATCCTGATAGTTATGAAAAATTTAATTGTCCAGTTTCTATTGCACCAGAAGTTTTAGAGATGGCTGAAGACATGTGTGCCAGATTTCGACGCGGCGAACGTGCTTATACCATTTTTAAAGCGTGTGTCAAAGATGAACCGACACCACTTTCTAAGGACAAAGTACGAGTTTTCCAAGCTGCGGGTTGGGCTTTTCAATTGATAGTAAGAAAATATTTCTTACCATTAGCTAGATTAATGTCCTTATTTCCACTGCATTCTGAATGTGCTGTTGGTATAAATGCGCATGGTCCTGAATGGGACGAGTATGCAAAATTTATGAAACAACATGGTGATGACAGAATTTTAGCAGGTGACTATAGTAAATTTGATTTACGTATGCCCGCTCAAATGCTAATGGCTTCCTACAAAGTATTTTGTAATGTTTGTGAGAAGTGTGGAACATATTCTGCGGATGATTTGTTGATTATGCGTGGAATTGCCACTGAAATTAGTTATTCGGTGGTTGCTTATAATGGTGATTTAATCATTC